TCCTTTTTTAGTTTTGTTATATGCTTTCTGTTGGGACTTATGATTCCCATTAGCATACTTAGGTCCTTTAAACCCTTTGCTTGCTGCCATAGAGTCTCCTCTGTACAAGTTCAGGGTCAATCTGTGGGATCACATTAGCTAGCTTATCAAGGGGATTACCCTCGTATTGAACACCAGAAATGTCATTGGCTTTAAGCCAGTCACAGGCTGCTTTAAGGTCCTGGGTAGAAGCCTCCCCCGCTTTAATGCGGGAGAGAAACTCCTTAGTAACCAGGTTATGCAGCTCATTGAAGTTGTCTTCAGTGGCCTTCTTTTTCATAATTAAACTTTATAAGATTCCATATCTAAATTAGCAACCGCCCAATTTAGTATGGTATATTTGTTAGATGATTCAAACAGTTCGTTTAGATCAACTGGAAACTCTTCATCTTCATTTTCTACTACATATTTAGATTGCAGTTCTTCAAAGAAATCAATAAGTTTATTTCCTTCTATCCTGTACTTAACAGGATGATTAGAAGTGTAGGTTCCATTGAAACACCAATGAACAACGTTTGTAGCATCTAATCCAAGAATTTTCATAATTTAAGTCCAGTTAATTGTCCAACCCTTACCAGTAAGACTAGTGACATAGCCTGCTCCAATAGTTCCTGAAGTAGGTTGAGTGAGATTTACCATACCAAGTTGACCATCAGCAACACCAGAATCATCAACTGTTTTTAGGATAGCATCTACTTGAGCTACTGTATTAGCAGCAGTACAATCGTTGAAACAATCAGTCCAGTTTTGAGTTTGAATTGGCGTACCATCTGCTTCACACAACTCTTTGATACGACCATTGCTATCTACAGTAAATTGAAGATTAATGCAACCGTTAAATAAACCTCCTATACCGTCAGGACTACCAGGCGCATTGTTTAGGATATTGTCCGTCAAATGATCCCACGGTACTGCTGTAATCTGTCTGCAGTTTAAGAACATTTGAAGAATATCTTCAGCAGAAGACATATCAAATTTCTTACCAGCAGCTACTTCAGCCGCGGTCCATGTCATACCAGTATTACGTGCAAACGATCTTTTAAAGTTAGTTACGTTACTAGTATTCCAGCAAGGATTGCCGCTCACAGCATGCGATACACCAACATTAGGTGGAGCTGTAATGTTGAAGTTATTAGAGTTTTTATTAAATATTGATTGAATTGACTCGGCACTAGTCGTATCCAAATTAGGAATTTGGGTTTGTTGAGTGCAGTTATTATAAATAAAAGCCATAAACCTGACATCCTTTGTATTCCAACCTTCTAACTGAAGCATTGCTGTATTAGTTAGAGAACGACAGTTAGAGAATAAACTAGTAAGCGGACTATCGATTGGATTTGCAACTACTATTGTTGGTAGAGACTGCAAGAATATCATGTCTGAAAACATGTTAGTCATGTTTGTTGACTTACTAATATTCATTGGAGAAACTTCGTTAAATGCTATGATATTTTCACAACCTCTAAACATACTACTGGTATTAGTACATTGACTCAAATCCATAAATGGCAATTGATTGCCTGAGTAATCACTGTTTGACCAGAATTTACAACTTCGGAACATGTTTGATCCGTTCCATGTTTGCGATGTTGGTAGTTCAATGAGATTAGGTGAACCTATTTCAATTCCTGTAAGTGTTGTGCATTGTCGGAACATTTCACTTAAGTTAGTAGCTGAACTCACATCAAGAAGAGGAACACTAGTAAGTGAAGAGTTATTAAAGAAAACCTTCTGAAAATTAGTACATTGAGAAGTGTCAATGTTTAAATTAGGATCAGCATTTTGATTGTCAGGATATGACAGACAATTAGTTGCATTAGCAAATTGAATAGGACACGTTCCAGTAGAAACAGTTGTACCTAAAACATCACCCCAGTGAATAACTTTACGAATCAATTCAGGTTTAATTTGCTTAGTTCCTGATTGAGAAGAACGGAATCCACTAAAAGACCCAGTAATTTGAGTCTGATAAATACCAGGCAAAGCGTAAGTAAAGTTAATATCAGTAAAGCCAGGGAAGTCATTATCACCACCTTGACCCCAGTTTATATTAACGTCTCCAGTACTTTGCAAACCATCATTACCATTACGAATAAAGATAGTTTTATTACCTATAAAGTCTGGGTCAGTAGACCATTGAATAGTAAATTTATTTGGATCATCACCTGGAGGAGTTCCAATTTCTTCACTCGTAGCTCCTAACAAAGATGAAATTTCGTTAGGAGTAAGAGTAGCGCCATACATGTACAGTGCTCTGATTTGGCATCCTGTTTCAGGTAAATTTAGACCGCTATTAACTCCATCAGTACCAAAAGACATCTGACTAATGATAGGTGCAGTAGACTCAATGTTAGCTACTGCTCCTTGGAAATAGAGACTTTGGTTTTGAGCTGGTACAGTAGGAGTACCTAAAGTTCCAACAAACTTAGTCCTACCATTAGATAGGTTAAATTTAGGATAACTATCATAATCATCAGATGAATTATTTACACCATTTACTTGAATGTTTACAAATCCATCATCCTGCCAATACGCAAAACTATTACTTTGATCGCTATTAGTACCTACTGCAAGCAGCACACCACTTTTAGCATTCTCAGTAGTAATATCATATAAGATGGTAGGAGATTGATCTACAGGATTAGAAAGGATATTCTCTGCATTAACTACTAAAGTTTCTGGTGCTCTAGTTGTGCCAACAGTTGTCTCAATATCAGTTTTAAACCAATCATTATCATTAAGTAACGTGTAGTTGTAAGGAGTACTCAGACCCTGGTTTTCAACTTGAGGACCCCAGAAATAGAACTTAGTGCCGTCTGGATCAGAAACTCGGAAATTATTAGAAGCAATGCGTAAACTCTCAATAATCCAATACAAATCAGTTGATTCATTTGTTGTAGTAACTGAAATGTGATACCAAGAATTTTTAAATTTACCATCAATGTTTAGTGAAGGGATTTGAAAAACAGGAATTGTATCAAAACCATTCGGACTAAATGTGTCACTATCAGAATTATAGTTAAGACTAACAGCGGTAATGTTGGCTCTACTTACATCAAAAGAGAAATCCGATTGAGGAGAATACCTACCATTAGTACCTATGAAAATAGAATTGAGAGTAGTAAGAGGGTCTTCTACGTCAGCCCTAATAAATATACTAAAGGTAACAGTTTCCCCTGGCGCAACATACAAACCAGGGATTGTATTTTTAACTGGGTTTGCAGTATTAGACCCTACAGTATAAGCACAATAACCACTTTCAGCACTATCTATTACTTCCACGGCAGAAACATCAGTAGTTCCATCTGGAGCTTTAACAGTAGTTCCATTATCAAATTGACTACCTGTAGCAATTATAAGAAATGGAGAAGTGCTTTGGGAAGTGGCTTGTTGAACCGGAGGGTCGGCGTTATCATATCGTGATAAGTCATAGGGATCAGTAAAGCAATTTGGGATGTAATTAGTAGCGGAGTTCTCTACCAATACACCAGCTTCAATTGAATTACCAGAAGATCTTTCTACGGTATAAGCAAATCTAGGCTGTTGTGGATCAGCTTCTACATAAAATCCTGTACTATCTTGATAATAAGCATTAGTAGATCTGGTAAATTCAAGCCTAGGATCAATCTGTCCTGCATTAATCAGGTTATAGACATTAGGACGGATGTCTGGAAAATTGTTTTTAATAGTCATTATGTGATTGAAATAGTGCCTGTTTTGATCGTACCGCCATCATTGATAGTAATTTTAAGATCAGTCCCAACAACTTCAAAAACAAGTTGTCCTTCTGCTGGAGATTGAGGATTTAAAGCGATAGCACTGGTTTGATCTTGAAAAGCCATTCGTCCCAAATATTGAGACACAGGGACTTGATTAGGATCGTATCCAATATCTTCTTGAGTAACTACATCATAATCTAATCCATCATTTTGAGACCGTTCTTTAATAGGACCAATGATAGGACTAGTAGATGGACCTAAGCCAGGACGAGCAGCATCACTATTACTGATTACCAAACCGCCGGTACCTTTAGGCTGAAGCAACAGGTTAGTGTCGCTACCAAATGTAGTAACAATTGCATACTGCTTCATATCCAGATCTTCTGTAATATCCACTGCAGGAGCGACAATAACAGAAGGATCAATACTAATCAATCCAGTCTTTTGGTCTACTTTAAATGTATCACCAACTTGGAAAGTACCGGTTTCATCCGTAGATGATTGCCATACTCGACCTTGATTAAAAGCACTTAGTAGATTAATTTGCTCATCTTTAGGAGTACTACCTGAAGATGTAACACCACCTAATTCTACTACTTGATTGTTAGGATTACCTTCACCACCAAGATCAGGGTGAGCATCGTAGTCCGTACCAGATCCAACAAATTCAAAAGTATGACCACCAGTAGAAATGTATGATTGTAGATAGAAATTACATGGCATATCCTCATCTACATCATAGATCAAACCTAAGTTTCTACGATCAAATGAACTGAAAGGTGAATAGATTTCAAGATCAAACTCATCAGTATCTCCAACTCTACTAGCAGTTAGAATAGGATAAAAGACAGAACCTTCACTATGTTCGATCTCAATAATTTGAGTAGGACCAGGTTCTGGTTTTCTGGGGCTTGACCATCGACTAGAAGTATTGCCAAGGTTCTTAACTCGAATGAAGATACTAGGAATACCAGCATTAGAACCAGTAGTTGGTACTTGAATAAGACCACGACCTAAGTTTTGATCTGGAACAAAGCCAGCATAAACCGTGTCACCACCAGTTGTTGTATTAACATAAGCACCAGTTGTATAGGTGTTAGTACTACCAAGATTAATAACTTCTTGTTTGTATTGTACTTCTACACTATAAACTGGATCTAGGCTAGGATCAACTGATAGAATAACAAACGTATCAGCTTCACCGAAAGCAGGGACTTGAATCTTAGTTCCGGTATAAGCACCGAGACCAGTACCAGTACCAGGGGCTGCTGGTAAACTAGCATCCCATTCAGCAAAGGTGACATTAGTTAGACGTAAACTTTGTCCAACAACAGGGGCTTGATTAAAGGTAGCAGTAATACGTAACCTACCAGCTTCTAACGTACCTTGTGTGACAGCAGTGTTATTCCATAAAATATCACTAACATTCAATACTTCTGCATTATTAGGAGGCGTAGCTGCTGCAACATCAGATTGAATTTGACCAGTAAATACTCTATCGTTAGTACCACCACTACCCATAGTACCTTGATCAGCGATCAAGCCATACTGACCAAAGTCAGTCGTACAGTTAGACAGGTTAAGTTGTCCACCATTCAAAGCTTTAGCATGATACCAACAGAAGGTACCGAAGAATGACACTAGCTGGGAATAACCTAAGTTAGTACACAGAATACCAGGACCATTCAAGGAGATCTGAGTGAATGCATCAACCACGAAAGAACGTAGAGGAGATCCAGAATCAGGAGAATCACCATCACAAAGTATACCACCACCAGTAGGACCAGATGCAGTATCACCACCTTCACCAGTCAAGAACTGAGGGTTAAAATTAACACCATTATCAATGTTAATGTCAGAGAAGTTAGTGCAGTTTTGGATGTATGGTGATTTAGAAATAAACGAACCAGGTACATCATTAACGTAAGTATCTGGTACATTACCCGCTACAAGACTACCTAATGTACTATCTGAAGGACGTAAGGCTGCAATCCAACCTTGGTTACCGGTTGGACTAAGTGTATTAGGAGGCAGACCATATGTAGTGTTAGGGTCGATAGAGGTAGGACCACCTCGAACAACAACACCATCAGAATCACGAGTATAGAATGCTTTAAGACCACAAACAGTGAGGTTGTTAATGTAGGTACCACTATCACAGTAGAACATAGTCCTACATTCACTATCGTAAACCTTAATAGTATTACCTTGGTCGTCTGTTACATCACCTTTTTCAGTAACAATATAAGGGCTACCATCAGGTTGAACACCATCAATAATACGAGGATGGATATAAGTGTTACGTAGAGAACTACCAGTAATGCATAAGTTCTTAGCATAGATAACAAGTGGCGTCATCTCATCATAAGAACCAGGTGCTACTTGAATTTGAAAGTTATCACCAAGCCTTGAACGTCTTACTTTAATATTAGTATCAGTAGTACTGACAAACGTATGTACGAAATTTGAAGGACCTACATCAATGTAAAGATTATTAGGTTCGTCTTCTATTATAGTTACAGCAAACTGAGTAGGACCATTCTTAGGGTATGTTGTAGTTCCTTCTGAACAAGTCCATGAAGCTTCTGGGATAGTTACAATATCTCCACTAGATAATCCCGTTGCTGTAGTGCAGGTGTATCTAATGTGACCACCTGGAATGCCATTAGCAAAATCGCTAAGGTTGTTGTACTTGGGTTCGTCACCATTACTAGTCCGATACGTTAGTACTTCAGCATTGCCAGTGAATTTATTACATTCAAAAACAGCTCTTTTAATTGTTCGGAAAGCTGTACCTGGAGTCAAACCACTGTTTTGATCATTACCCTCGGTGTTAACAAAGAAGGTTTGTTTAGGTGTAAAGGGCTGAACAGAAGGGTCATTGGCCGCAATGACACGCCAAGAAGGGTTAGCTTGCCCACCTTCTTTAATTTTTAAGAATGCTTCACCTTGATCTACGTTAGCGACTTCTACTCTAAGTCTAATACTACCAGTATTATCAGTACCATTAGAAACAGGAATCGCAGCAGTTTCAGCAGTATCACCAATTTCCCAGCCTTGACCACCGTCTACTAAAGAGACTAGAGTAATTTGACTGTCAGTGATGTTTACACTAAGCCTTAGACCAGTTCCAGAGCCTGAAACATTTTGATTAAAGTTATAAGTTTGAGTGACATTAGGAATGGAATCTAAGTCATCATTACCAGGCCAAGCCGGGGTAAGACCCAACGAACTACCAGCTACAAAGGTAGGTGTATTAACTGCAATAGCTTGAGTAGTATCGCTAGGTTGATACCACAACTTACCATCATAGTAATCAGCAGGGTCTAATGCACCAGCCTGATTAGTAACATTTAATTGAGCTAGAGCAGCTGCACCAGATGGGATGCGGCTATTTGTCCAGCTTGTTTCGTCTTGAAGTGGATCAGTTTGATAGAGTGGAGTTGTGAGAAGTTCACCAAACCTTTCTTTCAACTCTATAATCCTACCATAGTTTTCTTGGATTAGATTAAGGAGTTGAGTATTACCAGCATTCAGATCTTCAGCTCTAATAGAAGCACCAGCTTCATAGACTACCAACATGTTACAAATGTCAGTCAGCCTAGTGATTACCAGTTCATCACCACCAGGAGGTGTAGTGAAGGTAACTAGAGCTGGATTAACACCTTGGTTAATCGTGTAGGTACCAGAGCTATCAAATGCTTGATTATTTAAAATAGTGTCAACACTGTCAGTCCGGCTATAAACCACCACATCGTTCTGATTAACGAAAGAGAATGGTATAGGGTAAGTAAGGACCGCAGTATTAGTATAAATCTTAGGTGGCAGTGTATCGTTTACAATACACAATAGTTCATTAGGTTGTGGCATTGTTATCGAGTCGGGACATTGTTAATTAAGTCTTGAGCTTGTTGGTACTTACGATTAGAAGCTTCAGGGTTTTCCCTTTGCAGTGCTTCTGAAGCGGTAGTTAGATCCTTAGCTTGAATAAGTTCTTGCACTCTAGCATCCCTGCTTACAACTGCCCAAGCAGCTTTTTGTGCATTAGTAAAGAGATCGTTGATTAGATCATTTACCAAATAAGTTCTAGGATCTTTACCAATCAAACCAGCTTGCCGATCCTTCTCCATTCGTCTAAGTGACTCCTGAACATCTTTACGTGCAGCTAATTTATTCAAAGCTTCTTCTAAGCCTTGTTTACCTAATTCTTGTTGGTACATGGATCTTACCTCAGGTAGATCATCCAGTCTTACTTCATCAGGATTAGCATAAGCTGCGATGTTCATGTCATAGTTACTGTTGAACAGGAGAGTTCGACCAGGTGAGTTCTCCAGATTCAACTGTACAGGAGAGAACATATTGAACATTCGTGTCATGAAGTTATGATCTTTAATGGGTTCACCATTCAAGATGTCATACTTAATAGGCAGCGGATCAGGGGCAAGGAATTCAGTCAGCTGGTTACGATTACGCAGTGATTCTACTAGTTCACCATTCAACTCCTTCATGTAAGGGTTGAAGAGTTTACCTAGTTCATTACGTAGACCACCCATCGGAATCTGATTGTTCATCAGATTAGCTGCTACCTTTCCAGCTTGATCAAAGTTACCATTGAATAGTTCAGCAACTTGAGACAAACCAGCCAGGTAAGACTTCTTCACAGTACCTTGAGCAAGGACCATAGCCACACGTTGTAGTCTATCTTCTGCCCACTCAGGTCCCATCAATTCCATGTTATCACCAACGTCAGCAACGTAGGCTAGCATAGAGTTAAAAGGTTCAAAGGCATCATAGGATACCCATACGTCACCAATCTTAATAGAGCGTGGCTTCCAGCCTGCTGCTTCCCATGTCTTACGGGTTTGAACATCCATAGGTCCATTACCAGTAAGACGATCACTAATAAATGCCATAGAAGCCATGGTAACAATAGATGTACCTATGACACTACGACCTGCTTGGATAGCCTTAGCGTTCTCAAGGTCCAGTTTATTAGCAATACCGTAAGAAGCAAGAGCACCAGAGTCTGCCATCTCAGGGGTAGCATTCATAATCATACGCTCATCTTTAACCAAACGCTTAAAGACAGGCATATGCTTAAGACCTAACTCAATACCATTCACACCAGTTCTAGCGAACAGCATGAAGGGTTTAAGCCAAGGGGTAGAGTTAAAGATGTTTTCGATAGCCTTAGCAGTACCACTGAGATCTCTAGTAAGAGTAGCTTCTTGCTGCATAAACTGCAGAGCTGCATCCTCACTGTACTTAACCAGACCATCTTCATCTACAACACCTTTGTAGAATTCATCTTCATAAGTCCTCATCATCTTCTTGTCGATGATAGGAACTACTCCAGTCCCAGCATCTGATTGCTCTTGGAGTGCTTTACCGAAAGCTTTCTGACGACCACGTACCCTAGCCATAATATGACCAAAGGTCTCATCAGTAGCTGCCATCAGCTTAGAGGAGTAGGTGAGGAAGCTATTATCATTCAGACCACGTGCCATGTTACCAAAGAGATAAGCAGCTTTCATACTGTCATCTCCATACTGCATGACATATTCTCCCATCGCTTTCCAATCAGCATTACGTTGATCGTACTGAGAGAACCGAGTCTTGATAGAAGCTACATCTCCATTCCAGTTAGCATTCAAACGAGTCTTAAATATGGTCCAAGCTTCAGGTAGAGCTTCAACCATAGCAGCCATGCCAGATAGACCCATACGAGCTTGCTCACCATTGAACGTAGCCATGCCTCCTATAGCCTGTGCAAGGGGTCTAGTAGCACCAGCTATACTTGTACCTAGGATAGCCCTTACAGGGGTCTTAGGACCGCTTAGAGTGCTGTTTACGAAGACACCTTGGAGCTCCTTAGTAAGCATACCTGTAGCCTTTTGGCCATCAATGGTACCACCATAGAGCTTAGTCTCCATCCATTTGTGGAGATCTTCCCAGTTGCGGATGTTATTGCTACCGGAGAAGGCTTCAATCAAAGCATCAGCCAGTTCTTTGTTCTCTGATTTACTAGCAATCTCAAACATCATGTTGACTGCTTCTTCAGAAGTCTGCTTCATCTCCTTCATTTTCTCATTAGCCTTAGCTAATGCCATCTCAGGATCAAACTGACCCTTCAATTTAGAGAATTCAGTAGAGATTAGGTAACGAGAACGCTTGACATTCATGATACCATACACTAACTGTTCCTTGATATTCTGCATAGGACCATCAACCCCAAAGGGATCGATAACATCCTTAGTAATGTTGGCAATCAAACCATCATCACGCATCATCTTAAACAGACTAGCATTTACCAAGTCAGCAGTAACTACGTTTTTCATAGCCCATGCTTCTAGGTTCTCTAGTTCAGTACCACCAGTTTGGAACTTAAACTCATCATTAATAGGTTTCCAGAAGTCTTCAACAGACATTTCAGAAGGATTCCTACCTTCCATCATCTCCTGCATCCTACGGAAAGAGGAGCGATAGACTTGTAGTGGAGTGAGACCTTTAGAACGTAGTTCAGTATTCATCCTTACGAACCGATCTTCACCCATAAGATCCTTGAGAATCCTTTCAAGGTCCTTACCTTCTACATCAACAATTTGATTAGTTCTCTTAACACTTGCTGGTGTGGTGAGGGTGCCAGTAGATCCTAGCTTACCATCAAAACCATTGTTATCAATCTCATCTGCTTGCTTCAAAACAGTCATAAACTTATCTTGAGAAGTAGCTGAACCTTGAGTAACATCAGTCATGCCTTGGTTCTTATAGCCACCAGGATCAGGGCTTTCCATTTCTAGCTTACCAGCTTCCATGGTTTGATCGTCAATGCTCTTACGACCATCTTCAATCTTCCTCATTTCCCTAGACATAGCAGTCTCAGGAACACCATCACTCAGGTCATCATAGGCTTTGGTAGCAATACCTTCACCTTTCTGACCAATAGTTCTGACAGGTTTCTTACCCATCAAACCTTTAGCACCTTTCCACAGACCACCTGCTCCAGCTGCAATCAAAAGACCACCAGCTTCACCAAGGAAACCAAATGATCCTCGTTCAGTCACATTCTTGATAGAACGTAGGAATGGACTATCTGTATCTTTAGTAGCCATAGGGTTATCAAAGATAGGAGACCACTCCCTTAGTTCAGTCATGAGCTGACTTTCATTAATCTTCTGTTGTAAATTACCTTGAGTAGCAGATCCTTGTTGGATACCACCAATAGCAGCTTCAGCAGTAAAGGCAGCAGCTAATGCTTTACGCTTACCTTCATTACCAAAACCAATACCAATTACCCTTCTAAGTTTAGCAAGGTAACCAGGTGCTCTAGCAGCTAGACCAATCATCCTACCACCAGATACAGCTACACCTGCAGCTGATGCTGGGGTTGATGTACCAACACTAAGTGGTAAGGCAGCAATAGCCATCGCAATAGTACCAGCATGTAGACCTTCCCTAGTAAACAGACGAATCAGTTTACCAGGAATAGTCTTACTTACAGGGTTATCTTGATTAAAGGGTTTGTAGTCTGGTGCGTAGTCTTGACCTTCTCTGGCCATCTCCCCGTTAACCATGTCAGTGACACGTTCAGGGATAGTACCGTAGTCATTACCAAACTCTGCTGCACCACCACCTACGGAATCTGTGAACTCTTTCATCCACGCTTTAGGACCCCAAATCTTTGCTTGACGTGGGTCGTCCTCTGCCATTTCAGTGGCTTCTACTTCTCGTTGTTTCTGAGCTTGAGCTTCAGCCTCAGCCTTTTGCTCCAACTCTAATCGTTCCTGACCTTCTAAAGACTCTTTAATCTGGTCAGCCGCAGCTCCAGCATATTCAGCATTTACAAGGTTAGCATCGATATTGTAGTCAACATTATCGTACATTATTTAAGACCAGGGGTCAAGTTTTCAGGTTGATTATAAGGGGATTCTTGTAACTGTCTACGTAATTCCATAAGTATTTGACGTGCACTACCAGCACTGATAGATGCTGCATTACCAGCTTGACCTTCATAAGAAGACCTACCACTAGCATTAGCAACAGCAGCCCATTCTAGGCTTAGACCAGCAAGAGCTGCTTCTAGATCATCAGAAGTACCGTTGAGATAAGCAGACAAAGCAGGACGTTTCTGACCACCAAGGATCAGTTCCATAGCTAGACGGTTCTGAATCTCTGGAGTCATGACAGTAGAGTCAGTAATGCCAAGTCTATTAGCTGCACCTCTTAAGGTAGGGGGGATAAATTGATAAGCACCTAAAGCATTATATTGTCCTCCTTGTTCCCATCCCAGTCGTTTCCATTGTCCTAGAGTCATCTCTTCTAGACCCTCGACACCACCAGGTGTATCCCCAGCAGTACCACGGTTAGCACTGTCCCAAGTACCTTCACCACTACGAATCAGTTGTAGTAGGGGATTATCCTCTCCTACGATAGCTGCTGCTTGTAGAGCCACACCAGTTCTAAGAACAGTGACAGGTTGGATGTACTTAGGACTCAAATAGACTTGCCAATTCTCTGGGAGATTAGACTGTACCTGAGTCATAGCTAGACCACCACCTGGCCAACTGATCTCAGGGTTATTAGCCTTAAGCTGTTGGAGTGCAATATCCATGGGGGTCCGCTTAGGTTGTGTTTGAGCTAGTGCAATGTATTGGCCAGGTATGAATGATTCACCTTTTGATACTCTCGTGACCATCTCATTATAAGAATCTTCTGTGCCTGGTATGATACCAACAGAGAAGGGGTTTTGGCCAGCCGCTGCAGATTTCTGGATAAAGCTTTGCGCTTTGTCCATATTTCTCATAGCTTCCGTTTCAGAAAATCCGGCAAGTCGGATCTCAGGACGATACTCAGAGGTAGTAAAAAACTCACCAGGAGTACCCAGCTTCCTTTCAATTTCTCTAAGAGCCATATCTTTGGCACCTGCTTCATCTCCTGTTTCTTGAAAATACTTAAGGAATAAGGCTTGATAATCGTTGAGAACGATGTCAGTGTATTCCAAAACATCTTCGTCATTTCTTGATTCTTCTCCGGTGGATTTTTTAATAGCTGCTGCTACTTTACTTTGCATCAGTGTACGAGCACCTTCACCTGCTTTTACAGCTCTATTACTAGCAGCGATACGATCTGCATATTTTTCCCTAAGTACAAGATTGTTACCAACCATACTAGCAGTGATTCTAGCACCAGGGTCAAGTGCAATTTGACGCAACTGAAGGTCTCTCATCTCTTCTTCATCACTGAGTCGGTTGAGAGCATTTTTCATGCTATCAGTGGTGTAGGTGATACCACGTTTTTGTTTGTACTCTGTGATAACTTGTTGACGGTCAGTTATTGAGAGATTATCCCAATTAAGCTCGTCACCTACTTCTGCAAGGTAATCCTCAAAGTTAATGTTCTCTTGCTTCTTTTTCAGTGTGCGTTGAGTTTGAGCATTTTGTAGTTTTAACTTTGACTGCTCATCTATGTATGACTTAAGCTTACCAAAAGGAACCCAATCAGTTAGTTTTAGTTTACCCTTCCTACCTTTGAGAGTTGCGTCCAGTGCAGAATTAAACGTATCCGCTTTAATTATGTCAGCATCATACAAAGCTTGCATCTGCTCAGCCACCATCTCCATAGCTTTCTTGTTACCATGGACCACAGCAAGATCATCGATCTGTGTCAAAATATCTTGGTACGTACCACCTACTAAATCACCCTTAATACTATTCCTAATATCTAAGGTTTGTTGCTCCAGTAGTTTAGCATTTAACTTCTTTGACCACTGTGTGTTATAAAGCTCAACAGCTTTCTTCATACCAGGGTAGAGATACCTGTTGATATAAAGAGGATTAATACCAGCGTACTGAGCTTCATAAGTCTCACGTAGTGCTCGAAGGATATAATCCTTAGCGACTCTATCCGTAGTACCGTTTAGAGTCATAGTCTCACTACCCACCTGAACTGGTGTGTTTGCATTCTGAGCAATGAAGGAGCTGAAATCAGACCCACCAGTCTTAAGCATCTCCTCGACAAAACCTACCTTCTGCCAACCTGATAGGTCACGCATACGTGCAGCGATATCTGGTGCTCCACCATCAGCCAGGTATTTAGCAGAAGCTACTGTATTAGCTCTTTTAGCTGCAGTCAACTCAGCTTCTTGTTCATCTAGTTTAGCTTCTTCTTCAGGAGTGGGAGGATTATCCCAGTACTTTGCAGCACCTCTCTCCTTTTCCCTTTGGTTTACACCTTCTTGATAGCCAATGAGTTGTTTAGCTAAAGTCTGACTAAACTTACCCAGACTCTCCATGGTCTTGAGATCCTGGATCTGGTTTTCACCTTTAGTCTTAGCGTTTTCAATTAATCGTTTTTGATTCTTGCGTACCATGTCTTGTACGCGTTCAGCAGCTTGGTTCTGTGCGTTGAACTCAGCTCTTACTTTATCGATACCAGTGTAGGCTTGTTGTGGACTGCCTAGACTAGCACGCCTTCTTCCAATACTTTGAAATTCCATTATGCTCTCTGATTAAATGCGCCAGTGGGGCTGAGTTGATCCCAAGTTCCAAGGCCAGCCATAGCAGAATTAAGCATACCAGTGTACATACCAAGGTTGCTGGGTGCACTCTGCATAGCTCCCATAACAGGTAGAGGAGCAACAGGTAGTGCTTCAGGAGCAGGACCAATAGCATTGAATGCTAGCTTATTCCTTAGATCAGTTTGAGTAGCAGCCCTATCAATATCCTTCTTCATCATATTTTCAGAGAACAGTAACCTTTCATTGAGATTAGTTTTCATCATCCCAGTCTGCAGACCCACAGCCTGAGAAGATCTTCTAGAACGTGTACCTTCTACACCTCGTGAAGCATTTGAAACTGCCTGTGCTCCTTTAGCTTGAGCTGCTTTAGTGTCAAGTGCAAGAGTTTGGTTGACTGCATCTCTAACCAAATTATTGAAATCAATCTGAGCATCTTCAAAGTAGTTAGCATACTCTTCTAGGTTTAGTTCCTTTTGAAGAGAATACTCCTCCTTTGCCATCTCATATATTTGTTCTCTTTGGCGCTGTTGGATCTGACGCATCTGCTCATTATACTGCCATTCTTGCATGGCAGCTTGATTAGATAGTCTTGTTTGTTCGTTTTTATATGCGACTTGTGCTTCAGCTTGTTGTTGTTGGGCATAGCTCTCTAGCATCCCAGCACCCATCTGAAAAGCACCTATCGCAAATGGAATTGCCATTAAACACTCCTATAGAATTTATCAGAATAGTCACCTTCCCAAGCAATAGAATACAAGGTGAATGGTGAAGGGTGCTGTGAAGATAATATAATATCTAGGTTAGTATTCCTACAGTAACACGATATATTCCTAGTAATTTGATTAGCTAGGTTAGGTGTATTAGATTTATATGTATCCATGGTATTAGCTTCAAACGTCTCTACATAGTCAGCGTACCCTAGTCTCTTAAGAATACAGTCAAAGGTACCAGTAGCACCAGCATCCAAAGTAAAGCGATGGATGATAAGAGAAGCTCGTGTGTCACTTTTAATAATAGTATCACGTCAAAGGTATAGCCGATAACAATATCAGTATCTACATACTCTTGTGTTACATCATCAATGACACCATATAAAATACCATTAGAAGTAACATAAGTAACCTTTTTAAACTGTCCAATAGAAGACTTATAGACAATGGTAGGGATGTCAGCTAGTTCTGTGATAGTAGGAATAGAAACACTTAAAGGAATAGGAAATACAGCTTGAGTCCACTTAAAGGAATAGGAAATACAGCTTGAGTCTTATCACCAGGATAGCTCTCAGTAGTACCCTCTATAACAGTACCACCTTGTTTGACAGTATCAGCAGGAATATCAACCATGTTATCTAGGTGAATACGGAAGTCACCATAGTACTTAGTCTCATCAGTGATCTTAATATCAAACTCCAAGATCCTATTCTCGTTACCAACACGTACCACAGCATAGTAGGTGTCCCTCATAACACAGTGGTAGACTACATTGCCAGGTAAGGTCCACCTGTGCCAAGCAGCTTGTAGTCGTCTTTCACCAGCATTATAATACCTAAATCCCCACACCTCATTCTCTCTACCAGGGTCAGCATTAGAGAAGAACAACTGACTACCCTCTTGAGAGTCAGCAATTTGGGTAAGTTGGTTAGGTAGTAATTGACTAACAGTCTTACTGACTTCAGTGATATTAGGCTCACCATCAATAGTAATGTTTGCCATCTCAAAGAAACGGAAACTCCTACCACCTAGGTTAGCAAACCCTACAGTAGTACCCATGTTAACAGGACGAACATCCTTATCATACAGGTAGTAACCGATAGTACCAAGTCTTACAGTCTCCTGTGTCAGACCAACAGTAGAGTCATCAGAGGAGAGGAGGTACTGTTGAGTAGCACCAAATAACACTAGACCATTATTCTGCTCTACACCATCATAGAGTAAAGCTGGTTTTTGAGAAGCAGCTGATACATCAATAGGGTCTTGAGCACTGAGTACAATGGTAGAGTCAGCAAAGAAAAAGAAGAACTGTCCAGCTTGACTAAGTGATACGTTCTCGTTAGACAAGAACACCAGTCTGTTACGGAACAGTAGAATCTTACTGATAGGTTTACGGTTTCTACCAATGTTAAGAGTAGATGGGAACTGATTTATCCAGCTAGGTAGAGGGTTGGTAGTGCGAGCAGAGTCTTCAATAGTATATGTAACACCGTCTATTGTCACATCCTCATACCCTACTACTCCCGCTTCACGCTTACCATAGTCTACAGTACTGACGTTAAAGTCACCAGTCTTTAAACGTTCGATCTGGTGAGGCATAGTAGTAGCATCAATGGTAGTCAAAGCATCAGGTTGTAGGATCTCATTCCATACACCTTCACCTTTCTCTCCATCATTAGCTTCAAACTCTACCCAGAAATCATCTTCCTCAGCATCAGAGGTGTTGGATACCTTAAGACGATAGCCATTCTTATTCTGAGAAGGGAGACGTGAGAAGTCAGAGATGTTATCTGTAAAGACATTCATCGTCTGAGAGTCAATGGTGCTAACATTAAACGTAGTGTCTACACCAGTTGATACAGTGACAACAGTAAGAGTAGCAGGACTGGTTGAACCCCCTTGTACAACAGTTAAGACTGTATCTACAGGAGGTGTCTCCTGCGCACCATTCCAAGTAAAAGCAATGATAGCACCATTACTATCTACTTCAGTGATGTTGATCTCAGGACCAGCTGTTGGAATACCCCCATCATCCCATTCTGTTTGAACCTGATCACCTACGACATACCCTTCACCAGCTGTAGTTAGTTCTAGACCGTTAAATACTTTATCAGCTTGAGGAGTAAAGTAAATACCATTACCACAAATAAGAGTATCAAACCCAGCGGCTTGTAGGGCATCCTCCCACGGACCAAGTATATCATCTACAGAGATGGCAGTAGTAGTAGGGTTAGTAGCAGTGGTAAAACTAATAGGGATCTCTAAAGACTCATTAATAATGATAGTAAATTTATACTCCCTACCATAGGCTAGTACCTTGACTTCTGCATACCCTTGGTTCTCAAGTACCGAAGTCTTATCATCTGTCATCCTAGGAAAAACATTCCTGTTGGTGACAAAGGTAACATCATTAATAGTGAGAGTTTGTAGATCCTCTAGACCACGACTTGTAGCACCTGCAGCAGTAGTAGCAAAGTATGATTTAGTCTCAGCAGTCTGAGCTACAGTCTGCTCATTACCATTGATAGCATCCCAGATACGTACAGTACCGTCTTGTTTAATACATCCAATATATTGTTCTTGTTCATCACGGTAGTAGTTAAACCACTCCGCATTAATCTCACTCTCTACATTCTGAACGAACCTAGACCCAGGACGTTTGACTACTTGGTTAACTACATCTGGAACACAGTTGAGTAGATCAGTAGTCTGTCCTTGGAGTTTTAGTTCATCCGGTTGTTCACTCATCCCTTGGATATAGTTAGGGATTTTCTGTGTTACACTAGCCATTAACGAAGTCCAGGAAGCATGTTATTAAAGGGACCAAGAGGAGCAGGTCCATACTGACCACGAGCAAGAGTACGGTAAGGTTGATAAGACCTGTAGACAGTACCTTGAGGCCAGCCGAAGTACGTGTAGTCACCCATCTGACAATCTTGCTGTACACAGTTAGACCGTGCTATAGCCTCTTGAGAAGATAGGAGTTTGAATAGATCAGCGTTAGCTACCAGTTGAGTAGCAGCACGAGCTGATGCTTTAAGAGTGACATACCGTTGGAAGACAGGAGGAATCTGTTCAAAGGGATAGAGCCAAGTCACATCACAGTAAAGTGGCATCTTCATCTTAGACTGTTTCCAGTTAAAGGAGTGACGGTCCAGGTCATAAAGGTACCCATCCCTGTCTACTACATTAGTAGTTCTCCACACCTGTCCACCAGATACATCCATGTTCAATGCACCTTGAGGTACAGCGATCCTACCATCCATGATAGGGTCAGCACTGGTAAGGGGAGTGAAGGGAAGAGCAGGTTCTAGGTTGAAATGCCATACTTCATTCTGTACATCAACGTTACATTCTTGGAGGATGTTTCTACACAGAGCCACTTCAGGGTTCTCGTAGATGGTCTCCTCATAAACAGTGCGACCAGCATTAGGTCCATTGAGTTGGTTGGGTGGTGAGTTCGTTGTGACGACCCGTGTCAGGGTATTCACAGGCGCCTGACCAATAGACGCAAGGATAGAATTTACAGCGGATAGTTCACTATCGAGTTTATCTTACATAGGAATAAAAAAAGGGAGACCCGAAGGTCCCCCAGTATAAAATCAGACGCTGATGGTAAGTTCCGAATTAGGGAACCCATCAATGCCAACAGTATCTGAAGCTGCGTAACCAGCACCACCTTCAACAACAGTGATAGTACCAGCAGGGGCACCACCAGCAGAAGTGGTAAAGGAAACAATCAAACCAGCACCAGTGTTGGTATCATTCAGGTTAGTAGTAGAGCAAACCACATCACAAGAGATATAGTTTGCATTAGCACCTGGACTAGCGGACAGCGCAACAGAAGCTGCTGCACCGGTAGCACCGCTAGGAGGATTGATAAGAGTCTTAGTCAATCCCTCATTTTGAAAGAGATTCTCCGCAGCAGAATCAGTACAAGCTACACCACCATGGGAGTAGGCTTGACTGAGACCAGTACGCATTGCATCCTCAGGGGTTGCAGCGTCAAACTCTAGAGTACTACCGTCTTG